AATACTCGAAGATTGTACCAACTTACACGTTTCTATCTACAAGGTCACTTACTTCTACGTTGTCCAATCCAACAGTATAAGTTACTGTAACATGTAAATCTTTAATTTTCTTCATACCCCAATTAATTCACAGATTTCTTCATAACTATAATTCCTAAGATTATAAAAAAGTTCATCTATAAATTCTGTATATGGAATATCATGCTTCTTGCAAAACTCCTTTCTTAATTCTTTTGTTGTCATACTTTTAACTTTATTGGTTTAATCGTTCTATTCATTGTTATATACAGATATATGCATCGCTTTATTGCTGTATATACGTATAGTTATATATACGTATGCAAAGATATACAAAATATCTCATATAACAAAAGAATTCGTATTTATTTTGCGTAAAAAAAATAATTGCCACTTTTTTGAAGAAAACCTCATTTGGCTTACTGCCTAAGCACATCCTCATTATGAGGAATATGCTTAGCCTGTAATTTCTTAAATGGTTCTTTACGTGTCATATTGATAGTTTATTATTATGAAAATCTTTATGCATTATTTTTTACAAGAGCAATATGCAAGTGGCAACATAATAAAAACGTTTACCTGATTGCGATTGGTTGACTCCTGAAGAGGAAAGTTTTTTCTTTGGATTCATAAACGATCTATTTTGGGGTTTTAACATTTGGTTGTAGTGCTTCTATTCTCTTACGGAGTTCCTTTGCGAATACCATTTGAGCGTACATTATCTTATTAAAACCACTACGGTCTCCCCAAAAGTAATCTTCAACTTCGGAGAGAATTTCCAAGCATTCCCTTGTAGCCAATTCTTTGACACCTACGGTAGGGACTTTGTAAGTTTTAACAAAGTTATCTACATCCTTTACGACAGAAGCCTCCAGATTAACCATATGTTGTATTTCCTCAAAAAAATACTTGTAGCCCTTGGATTGAAAATCTTGGTCAACTGTCTGGGGGGCAAGCCCAAGAAGCTCGCCTTTGACAACTTCCAAAGCTTTGATATAACCATCCATGTATCCTCTTAATTGGTTGTCGGATTTTCCCTGAATGGTTTTTGCATATTTTTTTAAGTGATGTGTGAAAATTGTTCTTTTCATATCTATTCTTTTGGTTATCTTATCTTTCGAATGTTAGTTCTATATTGCTATTGCCTTGGAAACAAGAGCTGCACAAAGCGACTCGCAGAGTACCCTGCTCATGTTAACTTCAACGGCATTGCCGATATACTTCTTCTGTTCGGCCTGTGTCCCTACGAGGATATAATTGTCAGGGAAACCCATGATGCGTTTCAGCTCATTTATATTCAACATGCGCATCTTGATGTCTATGATTCCGTACATGGCCATGAACTCCTTTATCTTGCAAGTCATTTCACTGTCCTTTTCAAAAATCCTTATACCGAGACCTTTTTCTGTGGAGATAAGGTAAGGGGGCATCTTATCCATCCGAGCAATCAAAGTGAAACACGGCTTATTGGTATCTCCACCTGCAGAGTTGAACTGTGGGTTCATCAAGAAGCAGTCAACTACTTTTTGCTTCGGTGTTGTCAATACTGCAGGGCAAGGTGCGTCAATGCTGGAAAGTTGACCACCAGCGGAGTATTCATTTGCCAAAAAACGACTTGAAACCAATCCCAGCCTGTCTTTTGTGGTAAGCGTAGAACATGGCGATTCAACAGAATGATTTCCTCCATTGCCATAGTAAGCAGTAACAAAGACATGGTGATCCTTAGTGGTGACAGTTCCGGCAGGAATGTCTATCGATTGGTTCTTAGAATACGGATCTCCACTGAATGCTTTGGACATGAAGCTGACATTGGCAAGCCCCTTTTGGCAAGGCTCGTCAATTCCAGGAACTGCGTATTTTCCTGTCTGGTTCATTGAATTATACTTAACAAGAAAGGTTTCCTTTCCACCAGCAACGAATTTGATTAGCCCTGCGTAAATTCGCTTCAAGGTTTTCTCGCATAGAGACTTCTTCCTGTCAAAGATGCTTTGGCCGGCATCATTCATATCAAGCACTTCACGAACTGGCTTCCATTTCTTATATATATGGAACATTCCATTGTCACCTTCCTTGGAGTAGGTCGGAATAGGAAAAGCTATTGGCAGACCAGTTCTTGCAAATTGGCCGAAGAATCTTTTTCGTGACGTATAAGCCCCGAAATCTGCAGCATTCAGTAAACGCCAGTCATAACGGTAACCATAAGACATAATCCTATTGCACCATCTGACATAACTGCGCCCTTTCAATCTTGATATGGGATGCCCTTCTTCATCCATGTCTCCCCAACTCATGAACTCCTCTACATTCTCAATTTGAATATAATCAGGGTCGAGTTGCTCGATATAGCGGAAAAGATGTTCTGCAAGTGTCCGGCTATCAGCATCACGAGGCCGACCACCTTTTGCTTTGGAGAAGTTGGTACATTCCAACGATGCCCAAAGTACGACCAGGGCATTTGGGTATTTTACACGCATCCGATTCAAGTGGATAGTCAACTCCGTTAGGTCAAGAGTGCGAATGTCTTCGGTAAAATGAAGGGTGTCCGGGTGGTTTGCTTGGTGTGATGCAATGGCATTTACGTCATGGTTTACACACGCAATTACTTTTGCACACGCCTGCCCATTAAGCTCTGCTTGTTCAACACCAGTAGTAGTTCCTCCTGCTCCACAAAACAAGTCTATGTATAAAAGTTTAATATTATTCATTTGTCTTCTTCTTAATACTGTTACTTAATCTCGTTTCTTTCCGATGTTCTGCATCATAACGATTGTGACATCGTTGACACAAAGCACGCAGATTATCGGGATTGCAATGTTCTGGAATATGATCAAGATGTGCTATTGTCAGAACAACATATGCTAATTTCCCAGTAAGTTCATTCATCCGATATGTATGGTTCTCAACTCCACAGAACTCACAACAATTATTCGCTCGTTCAAGAATTGAATTTCTAATTTGTTTCCAATTCTTTGGATAGCGTGATTTGTTTTCTAGTTTAATAGGCATATTATTGTTTTTTATTATTACTGATTTTACAGAGTAGAATTTACAATTTCATCTACAGAGTCAAACTGTGGTTCTCCTAAGAGTTCTTGGCACACATTGATTATACCAAAAGCCTTTTCAGCAGCTTCCTTATTAGAAACGCTGCTTATTTTTCCTATCATTGTCTCTTTGATGTATTTTAGTTCCGTATTACTAAATTCAAACACTTCAGAGATCTCACCTTGATGATATATCTTCCCGTTAACACCCTTTGCTGTACCATCACAGTAGAGTTGCCTTAGCTCTACCACCTCACCTGTCTTTCTAAGTTTTGCTTTCATAATTTTTATACTTTTATTTTCTTGAAAACTCCTTCAATATCGCTGTCTTTTCCATATTTACCTTTGTATTTGCCTATTTAAACTGATATTACGACCATCTTTCTGACCATAGAATACCCCCTCCAGCATCAGGCTCTCCTTTGATTCCCTTCCCTTGAAATTCTGATTGATATAATTAGGATTTTTATCAAGAAAGTCTTTAATTGCACCATTGTGACAGATTATTAGCCCGTTTTCTTCCGAGGTTGGTTCATGGCTTTTAAAATTCTCTCTCAAACCAGCAACTGCACCGACAAAATAGGAATGGAGGAACTTCTTCCTGCCTGTGTCCGTAAGTCTTTGACCTTCCAGAAGGAGAAGGTTATCAAACTCGACTCTTCTTCTTAGCGCAAGGCTGGTAAACGAAGAGACAAGATAGGTATAGAGATTTTTTACCACAGCAACATTGTCTTCCTGCCCGACAATCTGCATATGTTGCCTGCCTGGTATCACAAAAGACTTGCAATAGTTATTGGCGG